AACAAGAAATAGTTAAGAGTGATTACGATACACAGAATGATGGGTATATCTCCAATGTATCAAACAACGAGTATATAGTTTTAGATTAAAGATATGGAAGAAAAGAAAAAACAAGGCTTCAATGTAATAAACTTTATGAGACAAGATGTCCCATATGTGCAAGAAGATACGAAAACAAGATACAATTGGGTACCAGTTGGTATATTTGAACAAGATGACTTCTTTGAGATTTTAACTGAAGCATACAATTCATCAACAACCAATGCAGCATGTATAGATGGTGTTGCAGATTTGATATATGGAAAAGGTATAACTACTGATGATGTGTTATTCCAAGAGGAGTTGATGAGGTTAATACCAGCAGAAGAATTAAGAAGAGTATCGTTTGACTTGAAACTATATGGTAATGCTGCATTCCAAGTTGTTTGGAATAAAGATCATACCAAGATTAAGAAGTTTTATCATACACCAGTCCAAACCCTTCGTGCAAAGAAATTATATGGAATCAACAAGATTGAATCATATTTTTATTGTCCAGATTGGAATGATACAAGAAAACATAAAGATAAATTAGAAATACCAGCATTTGGAACCTCGGATGAGGAGAGAGAGATTTTATACATTAAAGAATATGAACCTAATAGATATTATTATTCTTTACCTGATTGGATTAGTTCTTTACAACACGCAATCAGTGAAGCAGAATTAAGTAATCTTCATGTTAATAACATTGAGAATGGATTTTTACCAACTGCAATGGTGAACTTTAACAATGGAGTTCCTGCACCGGAAGAAAGACAAACAATTGAAAGTTTATTAGAGGCAAAGTTCACAGGAACATCCAACGCTGGAAGGTTTATGGTGAGTTTTAATGATGATGCAATCAACAAACCAACCATAGATATAATACCAGTAGAGAACCTTCACGAGAAGTATCAGTATGTGGCTGAGTATGTGCAAGATAGGATACTTGTTGCACACAGAGTTGTATCTCCTTTATTGTTTGGAATTAGAACTGCAGCAAATGGGTTTAGTTCACAGAGTGAGGAAATGAAAACTGCATTTAGTATCATGCAAACAATGACAATATTCCCATTCCAAAACATTATCTTGGATGCTATTAGTAGAGCATTTGTAGAAGGTGGTATTGGTAAGAAAGATTTATACTTTGACCAATTAACTCCATTAGTAATTCTTTCTACTACAGCAGAAGAAACTGATTCAACTATTGAGGAAGTTGAGGATGAGGTAAATGAGAGTATGGAGAATAGTGAAACTACCGAGATGGAAAAAGAACCAATGAGACCGAGTGATTATGGGTTCAGTAAGTATTACGAAACAGAAATAGTTAAAGATTAGAGATATGGCATTTGGATTACTAATAACACGAAACGATATTATCAAGAACACTCCATTAGGTGGAGCAATTGATGCAGATGCACTCTTACCATTTGTTAGGACTGCACAAGAAAAGTATATACTGAACTTATTAGGGACAGTATTGTATAACAAACTACAAGATGATGTAGAAGCACAAACCCCATTTACTGGCATCTATAAACAATTGGTAGATGATTATGTGAAATCAACTTTAATCTGGTATTCTTGTGTAGAGTATATACCATTTAGTTCAGTTCAGTTCAAATCCAATGGTAGTATCAAACAACAAAGTGAAACAGGCATATCACCAAGTAAGAATGAAACTGATTATTTGTTAAACAAAGCATTGGATAATGCATCGTATTATGGAACTCGTTTACAAGATTTCTTGGTTGCATACTCAAATCAAATACCAGAGTATTTAGAATCAGTAGGAAACTCAACACAGATTTACCCAGATCAATCAAATCAGTATTTTTCAGGTATAGAACTTTAAGATTATGGCATTAGTATTTAATTCAGGCGAAAACTTATCATTATATTATAATGTTTTAGATTACTTCAAGAACATTATGACAAACCACCCTTCAATACAACATGTATCACAAGGAGATGTGTTTAGTATAGATGATAAACAGTTTCCAATGTATCCAGTTGGGAATGTAATGATTACTGATGCAACCTTTGGTGAGAAAACAACCGAATATGGTATTCAGTTAATTGTTGCAGATAAAGTTAAAACATTAGAGAATGAGTCAGATGGAGAAACAAATGACCAAACTATTCCTTTTTATGGTGTTGATGATGTGGTGGATATTCACGCGAACACATTATCTATATTAAACGATTTAACGAGTTTTACTCAATATTCGGTAGAAGGTATAGAGATAGATGGAGATGTATCGTGTGAACCCTTTGCTGATAGATTTAACAATGGTCTTGCAGGTTGGGGTGGAAACTTTACAATCACAGTTCATAATGATAAGAACAGATGTTTGTTTGATTTAGGAAATGGTATTGCTACCACTACTACTACAACTACTACAACAGTTGAACCTACTACTACAACTACATCAACTACTACAATAGAATAACCTATGAATACTCTAAATGATGTTGCTAAAGCATATAAGAGTTCAGTTCTCAAGGCAATAAATCCTGGTGTATCTTATAGTGGATACAAGACAGGCTCTTCACGAGCATACAAGACAGGAAGATTATTCAATTCTATTAACTCATCCAATAACATACAAGGTATGACCAAGTTGGGTAGAGATAGAAAATCATTTACTTTTACATTTAACATATCACCCAATGGTGCACCTTATGGTAAGTTCGTTCACAATGGAACTTGGAAGATGAAAGGTAGACCGTATGGAGAGATAGCAGCGGGTTCTAAAGAAGTTAAAGATGCAATAGATGATTATATGAATCAAGTTGTAGAAAGTGAATTAGAAATCACCTTTGAGAGTTTAACTGATAAGTTCCTCAATGCTGGATTTACAGTTAAGTAGTGTATGGTATAACTTTTTCTTTGTTGGTTATAATATAAACGAGAAATAGAATATGGCTCTGTCAATTACACAAACACCAGCATTTATTACTTTAACTCAATCACCAACTATATTCACAACAGTTGAGAGTGGGCAAGTAATTACTTCATCATCATTCCAATATATAGGAGAGTTAAGGTATTGGACTGGTTCACAAGCAAGTAGACCAACCACTGCCAACTATACATTAGAGAAATACCCTAACGAAAGTGGAGTGGGTATATTTGATGTTGGTAGAATTGTCAATTCAACATTACAATCAGTATTAGAAGCAAACTCATCATCCATGCAATGGTTTGATTTTGAGGTTTATACAAGACACTTATCTGGTTCTACCTTTGTGACATCATCACATATATCTTCATCAGCATATGGTGGATTAGATGGGTACCAGTTATTTGGAGAACAGATTGGAGAAGAGATATACAATTTAACTCCACACTGGCCACTAATGACAGATGGACCGGTGACACAATCTTATTTAGAAGAGAATGGTGGTAGACAATCTATATTTGTAGGAGGTGCTGGAACCTCAACACCAACACGAATAAAGTATTCATCAGATGAGGGTAATGTTTTTATAAATGTTTCTACTACTACTGATTCTACTGAGGCAATAGTGACATATCCAATTGGACCGGAAGAAAGTGATTTCCCATTTGTATCACCTGAATGGTTTTCGGTTCAAGCATATAATGTGAATACTCCATTAAAGACACCAATTACTTTTATACAAGATTGTAAGAAAAAATACGATAATGTAAGAATTAAGTGGAAGAATAGATTTGGTGCATATGATTACTTTAACTTTCAATTAGTATCAAGACAATCATTCTCTACATCAACCTCAACCTACCAACCACAATTAGGTTCTTGGGGTGGCACATCTTTACAATACCAACAATACGAAACTTCAATACAGAATTATACCGTAGATGCTGAACAAAGATTATTAGTTAATACAGATTATGTAAGTGAGAGTTATAACGATATATTCAAGCAATTACTAATGAGTGATGAGATATATTGGATTTATGATGAAACACAAGGAGATTTAAGACCATTAACTATTACAACATCTAATGTGACCTTTAAGACAGGGGTAGTTGATAAGTTGATACAATACCAATTTGATTTCCAATATGGACAATCATACAAACTGATATTATAATATGGGCGTTAATTCATCAAAGAGTTTTACATTTAGAATTGTTGCCAATGGAGTTCAGTTGGATACATTTAAGGATGAAACAGTCACGATTAGTAATAACGTCACTGGTTTGTTTGATTTGGGTGTTCTTCCAAGTGATTTTACAAGACAGATACTTGTGCCAGGAACAAAAAAGAACAATGCGTTCTTTGAGCATGTATATGATATATCAATTGCTAACCCTTATTTGTTTAAGACCAATGTTAAAGTAGATGCCTACTTTGATTTTGATGGTATTTATGTATCACAAGGGTATTTACAACTCAATTCTGTTAATATATTAGAAAATAAGTTTGTAGAATCGTATGAAATAACCATATATGGTTTATTATCATCTTTTGCAAGAGATATAAACAAGAACTTTTTAACAGACTTATCAACATTAAGTGTTTATAACCACACTTCATCTTTACAGAATATAACTTCTTCTTGGGAAGGCAACTTGTTTGATGGTGATATAGTTTATCCATTAGCAGATTACGGACAGAATATAAACTACCAAGCAGCATTATCATCAAGACAATTTGGTGTTGATAATCCAAAAGGTGCATTGACAGTTCAAGACTTCAAACCAGCAATTAGAGTTAAGAAAGTATTTGATGCAGTGTTTGAGGAATATGGATACACCTATACTTCATCCTTTATGAATGAATTATTTTGGGATGATGTTTATATGATTTGTGATAATGGATTAGAAACTCCATTTTATCCAGGATTTAGTTCAAGTGGGTTAGATAAGTTCTACCAATTTGAGTTGAGTGCATTGAGTGGTAGTGGAGCAAGTGATTATCAAGTGACATCTGTATATAAGACATTGCCATATGAGAATATAGTATTTGACCCATTTAATTCTATACAAACAGAAAATGATGGTTTAGGTAATTACCCACAATGGCAAACACCTTTAACTACTAATGCTAATTTAACTCTAAACCTCAACTTTGGTATTACGGGTTCTCAAACTGCATTCCCACAATTTAAGATTAGAAACTATTGGGGAACTGGTAGTAATGATTATTATGAACAAATAGATTTACCTATAATAAATCAGTTGATGAGAGAAAATCAATCTGCAGGTAATGAAACAGGTGACCAAGAGTTTACAATAGAAGAACAATTTACAACATCACAACCAATGAGTGGCAGTGTATGGTGGAAGATTGGTGTAGATAGTGTAGTAGGTAGTGGGACAGTAAATACATTCCTCAATTATAAAGGGAATGTAGAAGGATACTTGAAACTAAATAAAGTTAAACAGGCAGCAGATGGTAGGGTATTAGATATACCTGATAATATGCCCTATGGTGAGAATGGAATTAAACTGATTGATTTTATTAAAGGAGTTCAGTTAAAGTATAACTTGGTTATATATCCTTCTAAAACTAACCCAAGAGAGTTTATAGTAGATACTTTTAATGAGTGGTATAAGAAAGGTGAGATTAAAGATTTTAACCAATACATCAACTTGAATGAAAGAGTTAAGGTCACACCAGCCAACAACCTTGCAGTTAATAAATTAAACTTTTCTGATAAGTTAGATAATGATTATATTTCTCAACAGTTTAAGAAGGCAGAGAATAGAGATTATGGAAAACAATACTATGTTGATACAACCAACTTCTTTTCACAAGGTGAGTTTAAGGTAGAATCAACATTCAGTTCATCTCCATTAAGACATATACCAGGAACTGGAAACATTCCAATTGCTAATCCAATAACTTGCACCGAATATGAATTATTCTGTCCTTCACAGGCAAGTGGTAATTGTAATTTCTCTTATGTAGATTGTGCACCAGGAGCAACTGTAATAACTGGAACAATGATACCTGATAGTAATATGGTTGTATGTGTTAAAGATGGTTATACACCATTTATTAGTAATGGAACGATAGAACCTGTTGGAATATGCACCGGTTCAATATAAGATAAGAATATGGCAAATATAAAGATATACATACCAACCTTTGTTTCAGACCAGAACTTTACTCCGGCAAGAGTAAATCCTCGTGCATTCTTTTACAATGGAACCCTTGATTGTGAACCATTTTTAATTGAATCAAATGATGGTGGAGTTATTTCACAAACTGAAATACCTGCGTTTCCTTATTTTGACCATTATTCATTAGAACCAGGTGGAACACAACCAGGTCCAAGTAGTAATTCTTTATTATTCTTGAATGAGAATGCTGTATATGGAACACCTCCAACCTCTTCATTATATGATGGGTATTGGGAAAAGTATGTAAGTTTATTATATGACCCAGCAACAAGATTATTAGATGCATCAGCAATTATCTCTTTAGCAGATTATAATGAGATGGAACTGAATGATATAGTTCAGTTTAGAGGTAATTACTTTCATTTAAGAGCAATCAACGAATACGATGTTAAGACTGGTGTTTGTAAGATACAATTATTAGGACCAATTTTAGGTGATGCAGTAGATAGAACGATTGAACCGATAAATTGTGTGTTTGATTTTACGGCAGTAGAATATATACCACCAACTACTACCACTACAACTACTTTAACGCCAACTACTACAACTACTACCACTACTACGGTATATTGTAGCAATCCAACTGGTTTAGTATTATTATGCACCGATAGTAATGGTTGTAATGCTGGAGTAGTATTAAACTCTTGTGTTAGTGGGTCAGTTATAGGAGTTCCAGCAACACCATATAATGAATCAAGAACGGTGACAGAATGTGTAGATGGTGATAATGTATTTGCAAGTGGAAACAATGGATTTGTAGTGACAGGTTATGCATCTTGTAGTTCAACTACTACTACAACATCAACATCAACTACTACCACATCAACAACTTTGGCACCAACCACCACAACCACTACAACTACTACGGCAGCACCAATAACATACACTTATTATACTGCTACTGAATGTGGTAATGTAGATACTGCAAATATTCGTTCATCAGTTCCATTGAATGTAGGACAGGCAGTAGAATTGTTTGGAACTTGTTATGAAATTACAACAGTAGGTGGAACCTTTGGATTTGATTATACTAATGTATATTTAGATTGCACTGATTGTCAAAATGATACACCAATTAACTATTATGTAGTTGAGGGTGGAGAAACAAGTGGAGGAACTTTAACTTATACAGATGTGACTGGTTCGGGTGTGACTCAAAGTTTAAGTAGTGGTGAATATACTGATATATTTGCAGCAGTATCACAATCAGTAAATATTACTGGTGTTGGTTCTCAAATCTTTAGAGCAGGATTAACCAATTATGGACAAGTATATGCTACTTCATCTCTTGGAGTAAATTACCAAATAGATTATAATACTGGTGGTGATAGTAATGATAGAGTAGTATTCTATGTGCCAATTAACGGTAATACAATAACTTTTGATTGGTTAGAAAATACAGCAACACCAACAACTACTTATGTTTGCACCCCATATACATCATCATTTGAGGTTCAAGATAAGACAGATAATATGACTATTACTATTAGTGGTAGTTGTTAATACAGAATAGAATTATGGCAGATATATACAAACTTATTACATTAACAGAAAAGAATGATGCAGGACCATACTTTGATGTATTCTATTCTGCTGATTGTTTAACTTATACTCAATCAGTAGATGGTGATAATGTGTATCTACCAAGTGTTGGTTCAACAGTTATAGTGACAGTGCCAGATACTACGGATTGTATTAAA